TGCAAGATTCAGGTTTACCTTTAACTGCTGAACAAGAACAAGCATTAGAATCTTATAAAGCATCTAAAGCAATTAAATCACAAATGGTATTAGGTGGTATGGTTGGAGTTGAAAGAAGTAAGTATGACCAAAGACCAGACTATCAAGCATATGCTGAAGGTGATATGGTAGAAGATGAATCTTTATTAACACCTATGGGTATGGATGAAGAAAATGCAATGGCTGAAACTGATATGGAAATGGAAGCAGAAGCTAGAGCAGAAGACGAAGATATTACTGATGAAGACTTAGAAGGTATGGATGCTATTATTGATACTTCAGCTTTATCAGATGAAGAAGAACAACTATTAGATGAAGCAGTTGATATGCATCCAGAACTAGAAGCTATCATTCCTAAATTAGTTGCAACAGAATTTACAGATGATGGAGAAGTAGAAGGACCAGGAACAGGAACTTCAGACTCTATCCCAGCACTTTTATCAGATGGTGAATTTGTATTTACAGCCAAAGCAGTTAAAAATATTGGTGTAGACAAATTAAGAAGTATGATGAAAAAAGCAGAAGAAGATTATGATGCTGGTATTCAATCTCAAGAAGAAGAGATAGTATAAAGAATTTATAGAGAAAGGTAACTCTATGAATAGACAAGCTACCTTCTAGAAATAGAAGCCCTTGTAGTTTTGTTTTTAACCAAAACACCTACCTTAGCTACCTTCAGTTAAGAAGCCCTAAAGGAGGACATATGAGTAAAAACGAAGAAGGAAGACAAGAAGCCGAAGCAAATCCTTACAACAGAAATAAAGCTTGGCATACAGAAGAAGTAATGCCACAAAAGCTTAACAATGCTGATGAAGGTTTGTTTGTGCCAAACCCTGATAGTAAACAAAGTGAATCAACTGCTACTGCCAAAGGCAACCCAGAAGATTCTACTGAAGATACTTCAGCGACTATGGATAAGGTTCAAGATTCTGCATTAAATGTAGAAGCTAATCCTTATACAAAAGTTGATTATAAGAAAAGATATGACGACCTAAAACGATATTATGATAGGAAGTTAGGTGAATGGAACAATAGAGAAAGTGACCTTAAAGTTCAACTTCAAGAGAACAGACCTAAGTACCAACCACCAAAATCGAAAGAAGAGCTTGAAGCTTTTAAAAACGATTATCCTGACATTTATGGAGTTGTGGAAACTGTATCTCACTTACAATCGCAAAATGAAGTTAAGTCGTTACAAGACGAGTTAGAAAGTTTAAAGAAAGCTAATTCTACTTTACAGCAGAAAGAAGCTGCACTTGAACTTTCAAAGTATCATCCTGACTTTGAAGAAATAAAAGAGTCTGATGATTTTCATAACTGGGCAGACACTCAGCCAATGGAAATTAAAAACTGGATATACGAAAATAATTCTAATGGAGCATTAGCTGCACGAGCAATTGACTTGTATAAGAAGGACCGAGGACTTGGACTTGATAAAAAAACTAAAACTGAGAAGAAACAACCTAATAATCAAGGTGCTGATTTGTTAGTTAAAACTAATGAGCAAACTCAAATTCCTGATTCTAAGGAAGTTCTTTTCAAAAGGTCTGATATTAAAAGATTATCAGATGCTGAGTTTATGAAGTATGAAAAAGATATTTTAAAAGCTCAAAGGGAAGGTAGAATTATAGATTAATTCTATTTTCATTTTTATCAACAACTAAAACAAAAGGAGTAAAATCATGGCTAAATTTGCTGGTGGTTCAACTTATAACTTTGGATTAGGTGTTTCAGGTCAAACTAATGGTTTTTTCATTCCTGAAATCTATTCAAAGAAAGTACAAATAGCTCTAAGAAAAGCTGCTGTTGCAGAAGCAATCTGTAACACAGACTATATGGGCGAAATCTCAAACTTTGGTGATACAGTAAACATCATCAAAGAACCTCAAATTGCAGTAGCAGACTATACAAGAGGTCTGGCTGTAACTTCAACTAACTTGACTGACCAAGAACTTGTTCTTACTATAGACCAAGCTAAGTCTTTCTCGTTTAAACTAGATGACCTAGAGAGAAGATTCTCTCATGTCAACTTCCAAGCTGTAGCTTCAGACAATGCTGCATACGCACTAAGAGATGCAATGGATTCAAACATCCTAACTGCTATTAGAGCTGGTGCAACTGTAACTACAGGCATGGGTACTACAGGTACTCCAATTGATATTGGATTCACAGGTAGTAAAGTTGACCCTCTAAACCAAATGGCTTTAGCTGCTAAAGAATTAGATGAAGCTAATGCACCTGAAGAAGGTAGATGGTTTGTAGCTGCACCTGAATGGTACAATGCACTATCTAACTCATCTTCTAAACTTTTATCAGTAGACTTTAATGCTGGTCAAGGTTCAATCAGAAATGGTTTAGTAGCATCTGGATTACTTAGAGGTTTCCAAATGTACAAATCAAACAACCTACCAACTAATGACTTATCTGGTGCAAATCCTGCTGGTTCAGCAACTGCACCTGTAGCTTTATTTGGTCATATTAGTGCAGTATCTGCTGCATCTTCTATGAACAAAGTAGAGACTATTAGAGATACAGGTACATTCTCTGATATAGTTAGAGGATTAATGGTATGGGGTAGAAAAGTATTAAGACCTGAAATAGTGGGTAAAATTCACTACGTTGTCTAATACTAACTACAACAAATAGTTATAAGTTTGATAGGGGGTAGCAATATCCCCTATCATTTAATAGGAGATAAAATGAAACAATATTTAAAAAACAAATTTCAACACTACAAAGAACATCATAAAAAAGAAGTTGTTATTGTAGCTGTTTTAATTATAATCGCATATATACTATAGGAGAAACAATATGCCAATGAAAAAAGCAATGCCAGGTGGCAAAGTAACAAATAAAGGTAAATATAGATATGGTGGTCCAGTTATGTCAAAAAGCCCTAAGAAAAAAATGATGGGTGGTGGCATGATGGCTGTCGTAGTAAAGAAGAATAAAAAGAAAAAATAATCATGGGTATAATGTCTTCACCTGCTTGGACTCGTAAAGAGGGTAAGAATCCTAAAGGAGGACTAAATGCTAAAGGTAGAGCTTCTTATAATAAAGGTCGAACTAAGACTGGTAAGAAAAGAAATCTAAAAGCACCAAGTAAGGTGGTAGGCAATAAAAGAAGAAAAAGTTTTTGTGCAAGGATGAAAGGTATGAAGAAAAAACTTACATCTAAAAAAACTGCAAGAGACCCTAATTCAAGAATTAATAAATCACTAAGAGCATGGAACTGTTAAATGGCTAAAACTTATCTATCAATGACAAATGAATTACTGGTTGAAATAAATGAACCAGAAGTAACAACAGTATCAGGAGCATTAGGTATACAAAAATTTGTATCTAATTGTGTAAACAGAGCTTACTTTGATATAGTAGATGCAGTAGATGAATGGTCTTGGTTACATACTGCAGCACCACAAAATGAATATTATGGTAATCACTTTGTAGAAACTGTAGCTGGAACTAGATGGTATTTAATGAAACCAGGTTCTGCTAATGTAGATGCAGATTTTGATTCAGTAAACTGGGATGGTTTTACTTTAACAACAGAAGGTGTATCAGGAAAATCAGCACCTCATACAGTTAATAAATTAGCATTTACAACTTTATCAGCATGGAGAAGTACTTATGCTCAAGGTGAAGAAGCAAGTAAAGCTAATACACAAACTTATGCAACACCATTAAGAGTATTAAGAAGTTCAGATGGTAGAAGATTTGGATTATCTCCTATACCAGATGGTGTATATAGAATTTATTTCTTTGCTTATAATAGACCATCAGAATTAGTTAATGATACAGATACAGTATTATTTCCAGAACAATACAAACCAGTTTTACTAGCAAGAGCTAGATATTATATTTATCAATTTAAAGATAACATTGCACAATCACAATTAGCATTAGACGAATATAAAAAAGGTTTACAACAAATGGCTGACCAATTAAATTCACCTCAACCTGAATATATGTCAGATGTTCGTTTTGCTTTTTTATACTAAGGAATAAATTATGCCAACTCAAGGAGCTTCTATTACAGTACAAGGTGGCTTGGATTTAGTTTCAAGTTCTCATGCTTTATTTAGAACACCTGGAGCTGCAACAGTATTACAAAATTTTGAATCATCTACTACAGGTGGTTATAGAAGAATAAGTGGTTATACTAAATGGGGTGGTAATAGTGGTGTCATTCCTAGTGGTACATCAACAGATACTATTCATGGTATTACAAATTATGCTGATGGAGTATTAGTTGCTCAATCAGATGATTTATATTTTAGTACTACAGGTACTTCATATGTACAAGTAAATAAAAATACATTTACTTCAGGACCTGGTACAGTTTCAATTAGTGCAGGTTCAGCAACAGTAACAGGAACTAATACTACATTTACAACTTCATTTACTGTCAATGATGATATTAAAATAGATAATAATATTTATAAAGTATTATCTATTACAAGTAATACTGTATTAACATTAGATATTAATGCTAATACTGGAAATACTCAAAATGGTTTAGCTTATTTTGTAGGTGGTATAGCTGCAAATAATTTAGCTGCTGCAACTACAATAGTTAGAACTAATCAAAGTAATGTAAAATTTATAAACTTTGAATCTACAGGTGGTCAGAATGGTACTATTTATGGTGTAGATGGTCAAAATAAAATATTTGAATTTTTTATAGATGATAATAATAAATATCATTTTGAAGAACTTGAAAGGTCTTCTCCAGTAGGATGTTCTTTAATAGAACGATATTCTGAAAGAATTATAGTATCTGGACAAACATCTAATCCTAGCACAGTTTATTTTAGTACTAGATTAAAACCTTATGATTTTGAAGGTGCTTCTGCAGGTTCTATAGATGTAGGAGATGTAGTAATAGGTATTAAAGTATTTAGAAACAGTTTAATTATATTCTGTAAAAATAGTATATATGAGTTGACAAACCTTGATTCTACTCCTATAATTAAATCAGTAACTAAAAATATAGGTTGTGTAAGTGGTAACTCAATACAGGAGATAGGTGGAGATTTAATCTTCTTAGCACCTGATGGATTGAGAACAGTTGCTGGAACAGCTAGAATTGATGATGTCGAACTAGGTTCTATATCAAGAAAAATTTTACCTCTTATAAATAATATACTAAACAACTTTGGAAACTTTACAGTTTCTAGTATGGTTATTAGAGAACGAAGTCAATACAGATTATTCTATTATCAATCTGGTCAAGCTGACTCTGGTCAAAAAGGAATTATAGGAACATTTAAATATAGTGCAGAAGGTATACCTGCATTTGAATGGAGTGAAACAAAAGGATTACCTGTAACTGTTTGTACTTCAAATTTAAATAGTGCAGGTACAGAAGTTATTTTTCATGCAGATGAATCAGGTTTTATTTTTGAACATGATACTGGTTCTAGTTTTAATGGTTCAAATGTAGTAGCAGAATTTCAAACACCAGATATGGATTATGGTGATAATGGTTTAAGAAAAAGTTTATATAAAATTAAAGCTAACATTGAACCTGAAGGTTTACAAAATTCTTTAAATTTAAGAATAAGATATGATTTTGAAAGTAGTGAAGTTCCTCAACCAGGAAACTTTGCTGTTGGAAATTTAAGTTCTGCTGCTTTATTTGGTGTAGCTAAATTTAGTCAAGCAGTATTTGGAGCAACAACATTACCAAGTAAAAGTATATTAGTAACAGGTAGTGGTTTTTCTAATAACTTTAAATTTTTTAGTGATGATACTAATGCTCCATATTCAGTAAATGGAATGTTTGTTTCATTCATAGCAGGAGGAAGAAGATAAATTATGGCAGGATATACTAGACAGAGTTCGATTAACGATAACGATACGATAACAGCAGCTATCTTTAATAACGAATACAATCAATTATTAGCAGCATTTAATAATGCAACAGGACACAAACATGATGGTACTGCTGCAGAAGGTCCAGTCATTGCATTAATTGGTGATGCAGGATTAACAACTCCATTAAATAAAATTCAAATAGACACAGCTAATGATACAATAGATTTTTCTATTGATGTATCAGGAACATCTACTGAACAATTTAATTTACAAGATGGTGCAATAGTACCTACTACTAATAATGATATTGATTTAGGTACAAGTTCTTTACAATTTAAAGATGCTTTCTTTGATGGTACTGTAACATTAGATGGATTAACTATTGGTAGTGCTACAAGTATTACAGATGTTGATACAGATTTATCATCTGTTTCAGGAAGTGATGATACAGTTGCAAGTGCTAAAGCAATTAAAACTTATGTAGATGCACAAGTAGGTGGAGCAGATTTAGATTTTGCTGGTGATAGTGGTGGTTCTCAATCAGTTGATTTAGATGCTCAATCATTAACATTAACTGGTGGAACTGGTATTGATACTACAGGTTCTGCACAGACAATGACATTTGCAATTGATAATACAGTTGCAACATTAACAGGTTCTCAAATATTAACAAATAAAACTATTGATGTAGATAATAATACATTATCAAATGTTGAAGTAGATAATTTAAAATCAGGAGTTTTAGATACAGATATAACTTCAGTATCTGGTTCAGATGATACACTTGCTTCTGCAAAAGCTATTAAGACTTATGTAGATGCTCAAGTTGCAACAATACCTGTTGGAGATATTACTTCAGTAGTTGCTGGTACTGGTATGACTG